ATGGCAACTAAGCTAGAGAAACCCGTCACACGGGAAACAACAGTCATCGAGAAAATGGTGCCACTAATAGTTACGCTTAGGGCTAACCAAACGATGGGATTTAAGCTAAAATTTAAGCAAGAAGAAATAATCGTCGATATAGAAACCTTATATCGGTTCGCAAAGCAGCAGGCTATAACAGGGAATGCAAGAGTGATATAATGAAATATAATCCGAAAGGCATAGAGAATTACTTAGCTTACTTAGGTTCTTATCGTAAACGAATAGAAGAGAATGAAAATGTTCCACATCTAACTGACTACGACTTTGAACTAGAACATAAGCTAGTAGAACAATGCGAAGCCGGAGATTATATTCATGCTGTTGAATCCCCCATTAGAGATACTGAATGACAAACTATACGTGGTCGTACTCGTCGATGTCGACGTTTCAGCAATGCCCTAGGAAGTATTACAGACTTAAAGTAGTCAAGGATATTAAGGAACCCGAAGCAGAACATCTGATTTACGGTACCGAAGTACACAAAGCTGCCGAGGAATACGTACGGGACGGCAAAGAGATACCGCAGAAGTACGCGTACATCAAACCACAAGTAGATGCGTTGTTGCAGATTGAGGGGGACAAGCACTGCGAAATAAAGATGGGGCTAACTAAAGAACTAGATGCATGTGAGTTCTTTGACCCGAAAGTATGGTGGCGTGGGATCGCTGACTTACTAATTATAAATGGGAACGACGGATTTCTCATAGACTATAAGACAGGGAAGTCCGCACAGTATGCAGATACCAAGCAGTTAGAGTTGCTATCGCTTGCTGTGTTTAGACACTTCCCCGAAGTAAAACGTATTAAGGCTGGGTTACTATTTGTTGTATCTAAAGAGTTTGTACAGTCAGAATATGCATTAGATGGACAGAGGGACGGTTGGACGTACTGGATTGGTGAGACGGGTCGCCTAGAGTCATGTTATGAGAATGACACGTGGAACCCCAAACCTAACTTTACCTGCCGCAAGTTCTGTCCTGTTACTGACTGCGAACATAACGGAAAGAGTGGGAGATGATATGCCATACGTAAACAAGAAGCGTCCATACAAACATGAGTGGGAAATGCAGCAACAGCGTGACGAGAAACCAGCCCGTGCAGCTAGAGAACGCGCTCGCTACACAATGGACAAGAAGGGTATAGATAGAAAAGGGAAGGACATTGACCACGTAATACCTTTATCTAAAGGTGGAACAAATGCGCCTAGCAATCTTAAACTAAAAAAACCTAGCGAGAATCGGTCGTATAGCCGAAACTCAGACCATTCGGTTAAGGTAAACAAACCAAAGAAAAAATAAAAAATGGATATAATTGATAATAAATATCTAGTAGTAAAAACGAGAACACCAGAACGAATAATAGAAGCAATAGATGGAAGTGAAATACTAGGCGAGAACGAAGGCGTACATGCAGTAATAGTTAACTGGACATTGGAAGATGCACAGAAACTTAAGCGTCTCAAATTCAAGAACGTGCCTTCACCCATCACACGTGACTATACGTGGCCTGGCGTGTTTCCTCCTATGGAACACCAACGTGATACTGCTTCATTCTTAACAATAGCAAAACGTTCGTTCTGCTTTAACGAACAGGGGACAGGCAAGACTGCGGCAGCTATTTGGGCTTCAGACTATTTGCTGAATCAAGGCAAAATAAACCGTGTATTGATTGTCTGTCCTCTATCTATCATGCAGTCCGCGTGGCAGGCTGACTTGTTTAAGTTTGCTACTCACCGCAAGGTTGGTATAGCACACGGTGTACGTGAGAAACGTAAGCAGGTTATACAAGGTCCTTACGAATACGTTGTCATAAACTACGACGGTATCGAAATCATTCAGAAAGAAATTAGGGCTGGTAAGTTTGACCTAATCATAATCGACGAAGCCAACGCGTACAAGAACGTGAGCACCAATCGCTGGAAGGCTATGCAGTCATTGCTCGGCCCTGACACGTGGTTGTGGATGATGACTGGTACCCCAGCTGCACAGTCGCCAGTAGATGCATACGGCCTAGCTAAACTGTGCGTACCGGAGAATGCACCACGCCACTTCGGGCAATACAGGGACAGCGTACTGCAACAACTCACTCGGTTCAAATGGGTTCCAAAGCCGAATTCATCTGTGGTTGTGCACAATATGCTTCAACCGGCTATTCGGTATACTAAGGAAGAATGCTTAGACCTACCCGAGGTAGTGTTCGTAGAACGTCAAGCACCGCTATCATCACAACAACTCAAATACTACAAGCACATCAAAGAGCAGTTTGCTATGACCGCTAGTGGTGAGGAAGTGTCTGCAGTAAACGTAGCTTCCCAACTAACAAAGCTATTGCAGATATCATGCGGTGCGGTGTACAGCGACAGTGGCGCAGTAGTAGAGTTCGACGTGTCCAACCGATTACATGTAATCGAGGAAGTAATCAACGAGGCTAGTCACAAGGTACTTGTGTTCGTGCCGTTCAAGCATGCGATTAACTTACTGCATGACCACCTAAAGAAAGCAAACATTAGCTGTGACGTGATCTCGGGTGACGTATCAGTAACTCGTCGTACGGACATATTCCGTAGGTTTCAAGATACACCGGACCCACAAGTACTTATCATACAGCCACAGTCAGCAGCCCACGGGGTTACATTGACCGCAGCTAACGTAGTGATTTGGTACTCGCCTGTGACGTCAATCGAAACATACTTGCAAGCAAATGCCCGTATCAACCGTAAGGGGCAGAAGAACTCAATGACCGTAGTTCACATTGAGGGTAGTAGCGTAGAGCGCAAATTATATAAGATGCTCACGCAAAAACTAGGTGTACATAACCAGCTAATTGATTTATATAATAGCGAAATAAATACTTGACACAGTATACTTAGTGTAGTCTAATTAGAAAACGGACAAAGAGCCGTACGATTAACCAACCAAAATGAGGAACCACAAATGGATGCAGATGCAGAAGCACTTGTCTCCGCGTATATCAACATACGTGACGAACGAGACAGAATAATAAATCAACAAAAACAAGTACTTAAAGAGCTTGAAGTACAATTAGAAACCGTCAGTAAAGCCTTGCTAGAAATATGCAAAGAGAATAAACTAGATGGTTTCCGCACCGACTTTGGCACCGTTTCACAAATCACTAAGACCGAATACTGGACTAATGATTGGGAATCTTTATACAAATTTATTAAAGAAAACGATGCATTTCACTTACTTCATAAACGGGTTAACCAATCCGGTATGAAGGAGTTTTTAGAAGAAAACCCTGATTTACACCCTGCAGGACTAAATGTAGACCAAGAGTATTCTATTCGCGTAACTCGCCCACGTGGCGCATAAGGAGCAGTACAAATGAGTGACTTAACAATTTTCCAAAACAATTCAGTGCCCGATTACTTACGTGATGTAGGCGTATCTGACCTTACTAAATCTTTGCTTAGCAACTCTGGTGGTGGCGGTGGTAGCAAACGTATCTCACTTCGTGGTAAAAAGTTCCGCCTAGTAGTTGACGGCGAAGAACTATCTACGCTTAAATCGGAGTCATTAGATGTAGTGATTGTGAATGCTACTAAAGACATCTCACGTACTTTCTATTCTAAAGCATACGACCCTAAAGCTGAGGCGGTTCCACCTGACTGCTGGTCTAAAGATGGCGTAGCACCTGACCCAACTGCATCTGCAAAACAAGCAGTTAAGTGTGATAGTTGCCCACAAAACATTAAGGGTTCTGGTCAAGGTAACAGCCGTGCTTGCCGCTTCTCTAAACGTCTAGCTATTGCACTTGCTGATGATGTTGCTGGTGGCGTATACCAACTAACCTTACCTTCTGCATCTATCTTTGGTGATGGTGAGAAAAACCAAATGCCGTTCAACAAGTTTGTTAAATACGTTGGCTCACAAGGCTACAGTATTGATACGCTAGTAACGACTATGTCATTTGACGAAGACAGTGACTCACCTCGTGTTTACTTTGATGCTAAACGATTCTTAAATCAAGAAGAGTACGCAGCTACATCTAAGTTAGGTAAGTCTCAAGAAGCTATCAACGCAATCACTATGACTGTTGCTCAATCTGACCACGTGTCTGCACCTGCAATCGCGGCACCGAAACCAAAACTAGTAGCACCTGCTATGGAAGAGGAAGAAGTAGAACCAACCGTTCGTAAATCAGCTAAGACAGAAGATAAGCCAGTGTCTGCCAAACCTGATTTAGGTGATATCTTAAGTAAGTTTGCTAAAGTAAGTTCGGCAGTCGATGATGAATAAAGATAATCGAGGCTACAGTAGTCGTATTGTGAGTGCTAATTCACTTGCGAGTATCGACAGCCTCGGTGTTCTTCTAGGTAGGTACTGCATTGTTAACGATATCCCAGCTAGTGAGGTATCCGAAGCAATGTCAGTATCTAAGATGACGGTATACAAGTGGTTCACTGGCAAAACAATACCACGCAAGTCACAAGAAGAACGTATCCGAGACATGATTTCAGACTTAATACTAATATAAACGAACGGAATTCTTATGGCAACTACAGACCTATTAAGGCAAGTACTAGATGGGCAGGGATGGTACTGCATCGTCGGCTTAAAGGCTGGTACTCCGAAGCAGGAGTTTGTTGCTACATTGGAAGAAGCATCAGATTCGATTGAGATACTACTCAAACAAAATTATGATGTTTACTTTGCTTGCGCCAAATACGAAACCGAAGGTAAACGCACTCAGGATAATGTTAAATCCCTGAAGTCGTTTTGGTTAGACGTAGACTGTGGGGTAGGCAAACCGTATGCAAATCAAGCAGAAGGCATCGAAGCACTATACAAATTCTGCGGTGAAGTATCATTACCTATTCCTACTATTGTTGATTCAGGTAGAGGTGTCCACGCATACTGGGCACTGGAGCAGGCTGTTGATAAAGCATCGTGGAAACCCGTTGCAGAAAGATTAAAGCAACTATGTGCTGAACATAAATTTGAAGCTGACGCTGCGGTTACGTCTGACGTAGCACGGATACTTCGTGTACCAGAGACGTTCAACTACAAGAGCAATCCACCGCTCCCAGTTAGTA